GCAAGTTCTGTATTCATCGTGGCTTGAATAATTTTTAACTTTGGATTACGGCCCAAGAACCACGAGGGCATGAGATAAGATGCCATCTCTGACTTTGAGTGTCTAGGTGGCATGTTGACAATTAATCTTTTTAATTTGCCTTGTGCGATTAGCTCCAATTTTTCTGCAATGATTTTATGATGTCGCCCAACGATGAAACCTTCATATACATGTTGGGCATACGCTAGAAAATTTTTTTGAGCTATTTCGCGGGTGTCCAGTTTGTTTTTCTGTTGCTCAAGCAGAAACACCTCATGTAACACCTCTTTGGGTAGAGCATCTAGATTCATGCCCAAACGATAATATATTCAAATGAATTTATCAACCCTGCATATGTATGTGTGTATGTGTGTATGTGTCCGTCATTCTACCCCTCCCCCCCTCTTTGCTTTTGTAACTTGTGTTCTTTTTGCCCTAAGTTACCCCAAAAGAATCTTGATTCGCAGAATCAACCTCCAAGTATTCGGTTGATTTGCTACAGTACAAGAATAAAATAAAAATATTATTTTTATTTGTATTTTATCCTTGTACTGTATCAACTTCTTCTGAAGTAGAAGAAGTTACTGCGAATCAAGATTCTTTTTCCGAGTCGCTTTTTGCGACTCGCAATGTGGCAAAAATATCACAACCAATAAAAAAAATGCACTAAATACATTTTTTTTATTAGACTTATGGGATAAAGTGGGATACAATTTTAGAGTAAGATTAACCATAACAAAAGGAGGTGCTTATGTCTTACCAAATCCAAGATGCCATCACAGAATATGTTGATGAGCAAATCGAGAGCAGAATCGAAGATTCTATCTCAGAGTCCTACATTATCCAAGACATCAAGAGTGATCTTGATGGTCTTCTCTCAAGAGAAGACGAGATAGTGAATGAAGTTGTAAAGCAAGTGATTACAAAACTTGCCTCAACTTTAGACGGCTACGAGTTGGTTAGCAACTCAACCATAAATCGCCTTAACCAAAAGGTTGAGGAACTCAACAAGCAACTGTCCGAAAAGAAGGACGTTGCCTAACCAAGAGGTGGGTCGAAAGACCCACCTTTTTTTCACGGAGAAAAAAATGATAGACAGACAAAGAGAACTAGAAGAAGAGTGGTGGTATCATTACAATGCTAAGTGTGATTACATCGCAGAATTAAAAAAAGAACACCACGATCCTTTTTGGAATTGTGACCATAAAGGAAGGATGCCAGATCATCCAGACTACGATAAGGAGGATTAAATGAAACTTAAGCACAGAGTAAATAGAAAAGGTAAGAGAGCCGTGCATAAAAAGAATAAGCACGGCAGATGGTCAACCTCAATGGTTAAGACTTCAAAGTTCAATTTCAAATAGCCATCTCCTTGGTTAGTTAGTCAAGCAACGAAAGTTGCTTGGCTTCTTTTTTATCCCCCAACAATGATTTCCCCAGGTAAAAGATTCTCCAGCACCAGAAGCCTCCAGCAGGCCTTCTGGTGTTGGGGTGCAAAAGTAGAACGGATCGCAATGCGTTGTGTTGTTTATATCCGTGTAGTTGCGATCCGTTCTACTTTGGTGCATTTTTGTGGGTCGCAAATGCTGCCAGAAGCCGTGTCCTTCGAAGCAAAAGTGCAGAAGATCGCAAAGATTTGTGATTGTTTTTTCGATTACTGTTTGCGATCTTCTGCACTTTTAATTGACTTATGGGATTACTTGGGATACGATTACATAGGTTCTTTATGTCCAAAATTTAGAGCCGATCTGTTTGACATAGTTGGTGACTTTTTTTTAATTTCAATTAGCTTGAAGGAGAACTGCTATGACTCATTACTTTAAAACAAAAGGGACAATAACCCTTAATAATAATCAAGTTGGTATTATGCTTGATTACAAAGATCAGATCGTTGATGAACTGGAATGTCAATGTGATAGTCATCAACCTTGTTTCCCACATTCAAGAGAGGTTTGCGAAAGTTGTTATGTTAATATTGATGCTTTCGAAGACGAACTCAAAAGACAAGAATGTGATGAGAGGGATCGAGGAGATTGGTATCACGATGAACGAGAAGGTATGCTTGATGATGGTCAGATGTTTTACAATCATCATGAAGCTAATGATGGGTGGTTCAATGATTAGACGAAAACCCATTAGACTTGACCTTACACATCGTCAGTTTGAAGCATTACAATTGGCTTGTGAATGTATGAGACAGAACATTATGGCAGAGTTCGATCAACCTCATGAGTACAGATATTATGACAGATATACTGTAAGAACTTTCAATAATCTTTTGCAAGAGATTGCCAATGTTGAATAAGACAAATGCCCACGGAATTTCCGTGGGCATTTTTTTTGTGCAGCAGCCTCGGAGGCTGCAGCCTCCAGGCCTTGGGGTGCAAAATTGCAGAAGATCGCAAAACTATTCTGTTTTTTTTGCTACTTGCGATCTTCTGCACTTGGCTCATTTTTGTGGGTCGCAAGAGAAGGAAGCAGCAGCCGTGCCTCTTGGGAAGCAAAATTGCAGAAGATCGCAAACTTTATGTTTTTATTGTTACTTCCGATCTTCTGCAATTTGTGTCACTTTTCGATTTGCAGAACCAAGACAATCTTCCAGGTTTCCGTATATCAAGAACCCTTCGGTGTCGTGGGACAGAGGGGGGTTGCAAGGCATCTTCGCAGAAGATGCCTTGCACAAAGTGCCACCTTCAAATAAATATAGAATCGCCTTCGAAGGTGCTTGAACCAAGAAAAAAGAAACATAATTATTGGCAGATATCCTCAAATGTGTTGAAATTTGTGAAGGTTCGACCTTAAAAGTGTTTCCTTTTGTTGGTGCTTTTAGTTCAATAAACAAAGGCAATTTTTCATTAATAATTATTATATCTGGAAAGCCACTATTAAATTTATTTTCTATTTTTTGAATAAACGTACCTTTTGGAAGTTGTTTTTTTATGCTTAAAAAAAAGTTTTTTTCTGACATTTTTACTTGACCTTTATGGGATAATTTGGGATAAATAAAAGATATTAAAACTTTAACATAATTAAAAACGAAAGGAAATATTATGGGAAATAGAGCAGTAATAAGTTTTAAATGTGAGGGTGTACCAAAAGAATATTCGCCTTCAATTTATTTACATTGGAACGGAGGTCGAGACAGTATTGAAGGTTTTCTAAAGGCTCATGAAAAAGCAGACTTTAGAAACGGAGATTACGGAATTGCTAGACTAATTCAATTAATTACTAATTGGTTTGGAGGTGGTCTCTGTGTTGGTGTTGGGGTTTATTCTCAAATGGATACAGATAATTTTGATAATGGGGTTTATTGGGTTTGCTCAAAAACTTTTAAGATTGTTGAAAGAGAATTTAAAAGACATGAAGAACAACAAGTTTATAATGTTATTGAATTTTCAAAAGATGTTTTGGAAAAATCAAATATTAAAATTGAAGAGGTGGCTTAAAATGTTAAAAATTAAAATTCCTTTTATAGACAATTCTTCTCACGGATACGGCAAAGTTTCATATTACGATCTAAAAGGTTTTGGAATTGATCTTAAGAACTTTTCTTCTTTTAGTTTCTATAATTCTAAAAATGCTTGTGTATATCTTGAGGAAGATTGCGACCTTCCAAAATTTATAAAACTTTTAAAAGATAAAAAAATAGAAGTATCTTTTTTAGATCAATATAAACCAAATTTCAGACCTTCGGAAATGATAGATTTTTATTATCTTGATGAAATAAAAGAAAGGGTTGCATAAATGGAAAGGATTGACTTTTGGGGTTTTGAAATAATTTACAAGATCCACGAAGAGATTGAAGAGGCAGAGGAATTTGCCTCTTCACAATATCAAAATTTAAACCAAGAAGGAGAGAAAGTTGAAAGCATTATTTATTGATTCAAAAGATCAGACTATTAGAACTATTAGTTATGATGGAGATTATAGAAGCATCTATAGAATATTGGGTTGCAGAACTTTTGAGTGTGTAGATTTGCCATTCAAAAATGGAGACACTGTTTACGTTGATGAAGAGGGTTTATACCAAGACGATTGTTATTCTTTTACTATTAAGGGAGAAGATGGCAGACTTAATCATATAATGGGAAATGGTTTAGTTTTGGGGACAGATGCAGAGGGCGAAAGCATAGAGCATCAAACCTCTTTAGAAGATGTGAAAAGCAGAATTACTTTCAAAGGTAGGATCGCAATATTAAAAGAGGGTGGGGGTTTTTCTTTGATGGCTTATGATGAATATCAAAAGATGTTAGAGGAGCAAAAAGGTAATGAATTATACGAACAAAGAAAGGAGCAATAAAATATGACTTGTGTAATTTGTAAAGGAGAAATAGAGCCTCATAAAAATGCAGAGGGGGTCGTGTATTGGACAGAGGGACACAATGCAGAGCCAATCGCAGAGGGCAGATGTTGTGACAGATGCAATGAAGATATTGTTGTTCCACACAGAATAGCAGACATGATGGCATCAATAAAAAAGTAGCAGTTGTCAAAGTAGTACACGGATTATTCGTGTACTATCTTGAAAATTGCAACAACAAACGAAAGGAGAAGTTATGCAGATTTCAAAACTAGAGGTAAAAAATATCTCACACTACGCAAGGGGTTCAGAAGAAACACCTTGTTATAATGCCACAGTATATATCAATGGCAAGAAAGCAGTTGAAGTATCTAATGACGGACATGGTGGAAGTGATAGACAACATGTTTGGCATGAGAATGGTTTCAACCTTCAAGAAATTAATAAATGGTGCGTTGAAAAGTTTGGTCAAGAAACTTGGGAGTATAATGGGCAGACCTATTCAACAGATCTAGACTTGGAGCATTATTGCCACCAAGAGTTGTATAATTGGCTTGATGCTAAAGAGTTGAAGAAGGAAATGAAAAAGCAATATCTTTGTGTTGATAAGAAAGACGACAAAGAATTTTTAGTTGCTTGGAAAAGACCTATTTCAAAAGTGATTGATGATGATGGTTTTCAGACTTGGCTTAAAAAGAACCAACCACACATGGTTGGCAAATGTCTAAACTTTCTACCCTTTGATCAAGCATTAAAACTATTTAAGGAGTACACATAATGCCAATGACTATTCAAGAATGGAAAAAAGCAAAAACTGTAGGCTATGACGTTTTTCTTGATACTGGAATCTCTATCAGAGGTTTCAACAAGTGGGACAAAAAGGCTAGAAAAGAAGCTATAAAAAAGTTTATTGAGATCTTAAAAGCAGATGAAGTAGACTTTGTGTATGAAGAGAATAAGAGTGATGATCCATTTTATAAGGAGGATATGTAATGCAAGAAATCAGACCAAGCTCTTTGGAGTTAGCAAAGGCTTTAGAAAATTTTATTTACAATGAACTTGATGTAATTACGGAGAGTGATTGGTTTCAAGAAAAAATAACAACAAAAGTAAATCAAATTTTGGATCACGAAACAGACAAGACAATGAAAAAATTAGGATTGGAGGAATAAAATGGGTAGATATTACAATGGAGATATTGACGGCAAATTTTGGTTTGCCGTTCAATCAAGCAATGATGCCGATTTCTTCGGAGTAGAAGGAGAAACAAGGTTTCTAGATTATTATTTTGATGAAGATAATAAGAAAGATGTTCATAGAGGTATGCTTGAATGTGATAGGCATTTGGGTAAATATCGAGAACTCTTAGATGAGTTTTTCAATAATCGTGAAAGCTATAACGACAAGATGTTAATTGAATATCTTGATGAAAAGGCACACCCTACAAAACATACTGAACAAGGAATTAAGTATTACTTGGAATGGTATGCAAGATTAATTCTTGGTAAGAAGATTTATAATTGCATACTTGAGCAAGGTAGTTGTAGTTTTGAGGCAGAATTATAATGCTCAAACACCTAGATTTATGTAGTGGTATTGGTGGCTTTGCCGTGGGTTTTTCCATGGCAAAGTTATCCGAGCCTATCGCTTTTTGCGACACAGACAAGTTTTGTCAGAAGGTTCTTGCTAAAAACTTTCCAGGAATTCCAATCTATGATGATGTAAAGGAGATCGCAGATGACCCAACAAGATTTATTTCAGAACGACCAGATATCCTCACCTCTGGATATCCATGCCAACCCTTCTCAACAAGTGGTAAAAGGGGAGGCACAGAAGACCCTCGCCACATCTTTCCGTACTTGCATAAACTTATTGAACAAATCAGACCCACTTATTGTGTTTTCGAAAATGTTTATGGACACCTCTCATTGGGACTTGACGAGGTATTGTTTGCAATGGAAAGCCTCAACTACCATACGAGGACATTTGTACTTCCGTCTAGTGCAATCGGAGCAAGACACAAACGAGAAAGATTGTGGATTATCTGTAGAAACTTG